CCCGCCCTTACCGCTGGGCTAGCATATTATATTTCGATGAAAAGGCCAGAGTCCGCTGCGAGAACACAGGGTTTGAAGCAGGTTTATGAGGAGCAATTTAATTATTGCGCCGAGGAAGACAGGGTGAAGACTGGATTTCGGGTGGTTCCTGGCGGGTATGCGTGGATGTGATGGGTAATTACGCAAGCGGTAAGTATGCTCTTGGGATTTGCGACCGTAGTGGGCAAACCTATAAATTACATGAACTTTATCCTCAAATAAGGGACGGCGAGGACACGGGATTAAGAGTTCATTGGTCAATGCTTGATAAAGACCAACCCCAACTGTTTCTTGGTTCAATGCCCATTAGTGACCCCCAAGCCCTACAATTTACGAGAACGGATACGGGGCTGGATGAGCAGAGGGCAACTGTGTGGAACTGGGCACCTGTCGGGGACAGAAATTCTCTGCAAAGTTTGTATGGGTTTTCGACGCAGGAAAGCTGTCAGGCCACGGGTGGCGTGGGGACAGTGACGGTTGAAATAACATGATTTCTCCCGCTGTTATTTCCGTGCGATTGATGCAGGCCGCTGCTGAGGAGCCTGGGATTAATTATTCGATTGAGATAGAGAGGGGCCGTAATGGATTTGAGGTTGGGGTCAGGTTTTCTGGACTGATAGACGATTCTCATGCGGAGCTTTTCGCGCAGTATATTTTATCTCTTTTAGAACTAAACGGTATGGAAAGCTGCAAGGAGTTGGCAAATTGAATTATTCGACACTTGTGCAGGCGATTAAAGATTATACCGAAAATACAGAAACGACTTTCGTCGGTCAGATTGATTTGTTTATTGCTCAGGCAGAGCGCAGGGTTCTTCTTGATATTGATCTTCCTTATTTTACCAAAAACGCCACTGGGACAATGTCGAGCGGTAACAGCTATCTTGCCAAGCCAAGTGATTTTCTTTCCGCTAAATCATTAGCAACAATCAGCACGGGAAATGAATACACTTATCTTTTACCCAAAGATGTTTCTTTCATGCGTGAAGCGTACCCTGATACGGATGTGACGGGGCAGCCAGAATATTATGGGCATTTTGATAATTTGTTTTTTATTATGACGCCTATCCCAGATGCGAATTACACAACGGAACTCCATTACAAATACAGCCCAACGGGTCTTTCTTCCAGCAACACCACGACATGGCTTGGGGATAATGCTGATCCTGTCCTTCTTTATGGGTGTCTTGTCGAAGCCTACACATTTATGAAGGGGGAACAGGATTTACTCCAATTGTATTTGGGTAGATATGGTGCGGCGCTTGAGGATGTGAAGCGGATCGGGGGATATTCAGATAGAAGAGATTCCTATCGTAACGGAGAACCCGCTGTAACAGCAGGACCGAATCAGGCCGCATGATTGGTATTGAAACAGGGGCAGTTCCTCCAGTTGTTGTGACGACCAGTCGGAATGGAGGATTGTCGGCGGATCAGTTGACTGAATTATGCTGTAATAAGTTGATTGGCGTCAGTGAAAATGCGCCACCCGTTATTCGTGAACAAGCTGAGGCATTTCGTCTGCGGATGCAGCACGTTGTTCATTTCTACATATCCCAGGCTATGCAGTCTGAGCGGGATACTTGCGTTCAGACTGCACTCGCAGGCGGCTACAAAGATTTAAGCAATCTCTTGAGGAGAAGATAAATGGCGTTTTCTGGTAACTTTATGTGTACTTCCTTCAAAGGAGAATTGTTGGAGGCTGTACATAACTTTAAAAATTCGGGGGGCAGCACGTTTAGGTTGGCTCTATACACCAACAGTGCCTCCTTTACCGCTGCAACCACGGCGTATACTGCCACTAATGAATATAGTGGGACGGGGTATTCCGCCAAGGGAAATTCATTAACAAGAGTTGACCCGTCAACGAGCGGGACAACGGCTTTAACGGATTTTTCTGATTCGGCGTGGACATCGTCAACAATTACAGCACGCGGGGCGCTTCTGTATAATGATAGCGCAAGTGGTGATCCCTCTTGTATTGTTCTTGATTTTGGGGCGGATAAATCCAGCAGTTCAGGAACCTTTACGGTCCAATTTCCTGCCGCTGATGCGTCAAACGCGATTATCCGCATAGCTTAAATTATGGCAGTCGGCTGGGGACGCTCCACTTGGGGTTCAAGTATATGGGGATTGTCTGCCGACGCTGAGGTCGGCGTAACAGGTGTTGCGGGGACAGGAGCGGTTGGTTCTGTTACGGCAACGGGAACAGCGAATGTGGATGTCTCTGTAACGGGAGTTGCAGGGATAGGAGCCGTTGGTAGCGCTACCGTAGCTGGAGCAGCGAATGTCTCTGTAACGGGTGTGGCTGCGACAGGAGCGGTTGGTTCCGCTACCGTAGCTGGAGCAGCGAATGTCTCTGTAACGGGAGTTGCAGGGACATCAGCGGTTGGCAGCGTTTATGCAACATCAATAGGCTGGGGGCGGTCATCTTGGGGTTCAGGACTATGGGGACAAGCTCCTGATATTGATGTCAGCGTAACGGGTGTTTCTGCAACTGGTGCAGTTGGAAGTGTAACAGCAACGGGTACGGCGGTTGTTTCGGCAACAGGTGTTGCAGGGACAGGAACCGTTGGTAGCGTTAGTATAACAGGAACAGCGGTTGTTTCGGCAACAGGTGTTGCGGGAACGGGGGCGGTTGGCTCTGTTACAGCGATAGGGAATGCGGATGTCTCTGTAACGGGAGTTGCAGGGACATCAGCGGTTGGATCGACAACCGTAGCAATTGGCAAAACGGTGGAAGTAACGGGAGTTTCGGCCACTGGCAACGTGGGATCGGCATTCGTGTGGGGGATCGTTGTCCCAGGTCAGTCAACAGACTGGACGGGCGTATCCCCTGGACAATCAGTAAACTGGACAGAAATAGCAGCGTAGTAAGGAAAAGATTATGGCTAGTAGTTTTACAACATCTCTTGGCATAGAGGAAATGGCCACGGGCGAAAAGACTGGAACCTGGGGTACGATTAGTAATTTCAACTGGGATATTATGGATCGTATTGCCGCCTATACCTCTGTTGCACTGTCTGGAACAACCCACACCCTGACTGTAAGGGAGGCTTCTCCAGGGACAGGAACTGAAAACCTGCAAGATGGAATGTATCGGGTAATTAAGTTCACGGGTGCATTAGGTGGAAACAACACGGTAACGATAGCGCCCAATACGACAAAAGTATTTCTTATAATTATTAACGCCACCACAGATTCTGGTTCAAGCGGTCCATATTCCGTTATTCTAACACAGGGAAGTGGAGCGAATGTTACGGTACAAAATGGCAATAATGCCGTTATATATTGTGACGGTGCCGGTAGTGGTGCTGTTGTAACGGATGCCTTGAGCGATTTACAGATTGGCGACGATCTTAGTCTGGTATCAGACTCAGCTGTTATTAACATGGGAGCGGATAATGATGTAACGATCACCCATGTTGCGGATACTGGTTTAAAATTAAAACAAGCTGGTGCAACGGGTGATGGAAAGCCTTTTGTCCTAACCCTGCAAACAGGCGAGCTAGATATTGCGGCGGATGATGTTCTGGGCCAGATTGATTTTCAAGCCCCAGACGAGGCCACTGGCACTGATGCTATTCTTGTCGCTGCCGGTATATCGGCTATCTCCGAAGGGGATTTTAGCTCCAGTAGCAATGCTACTAAATTAAGTTTCAAGACAGGGGCTTCCGCAGCCGCTACAGAGAAAATGTATATTACCAGTGTTGGTAATGTGAATATGAAGAATACAGCTACGGGCGACGATACGCCTATGGTGTTGACTCTTCAAACTGGCGAAACAGATATCGCGTCGGCTGATGTTTTGGGTCAGATAGATTTTCAAGCCCCAAATGAAGCCGCAGGAACGGACGCTATTCTTGTGGCGGCTGGAATTGCGGCTGTATCAGAAGGTGATTTCAGTTCTTCCAATAATGCCACTAAACTTAGTTTTAAGACAGCCGCGAGTGCCGCTGCTGCCGAAACTATGTTTTTAAGTTCTGCTGGTAATCTTGATGTAACTGGTGATATTACTGGATCAACTGTAAACGCAGACGGAGATACCGCTGCTAGTGATAATGCTGCAATGGGGTACACCTCTACTGAAGGACTTATCCTTACGGGGCAGGGTTCAACAAATGATGTAACCGTTAAAAACGATGCGGATACAACTGTTTTTCAAATTCCTACAGGAACGTCAATCTTGCGTCTTTCAGATGCAAGCACTATTGACATGTCAACCCCGTTGCTCGCAGGAGCAGACCATACCTATACAGGACTATCAGCGCAAATGTTGGCTGGTGGGGCAATATCAGCGTTTGATTTGGTTTGCGTTCACACGGTCACACAAGAGGTGGTTGAGGCAGATGCGAGTGCCTATGCTACTGCCAGGGTTATAGGTATTGCGCCTGCTGCAATTAGTGATACTGCGACGGGAACAATATTGCTTCATGGATTTATTCGTGACGATACCTGGGCATGGACTGCGGGGTCTACGCTCTATTTATCCGAAACGGCAGGGGCTATGACCCACACAGCGCCGAGTACAGACGGTGCATTTGTTTTAGTTGTTGGTGTCGCGCTTTCGCCTGACGTTGTTTACATTAATCCGAGTATGGATGTAATTGAGCACGCATAATGGCAAATCAAGTTGAAAAACTAAACACCATTGCTATAGCTGACATCGAAAAGGTTAATACCTTAACTGATGATAATATAGAGAAAATAAATACGTTGGAGTTTGCAGGCACCACATATACCGTTGCCACTGGTGGCACGATCACGACTGACGGTGACTATAAAGTTCATGTATTCAATAGTTCTGGCACATTTGAAATTACATCTTTAGGCACCGATGCCGTAGTTCAATATTTGATCATCGCTGGTGGCGCTGGCGGCGGAAATTTTGGCGGCGGCGGTGGTGCTGGCGGCTACAGAGCAGCAACAGGCATGTCGGTTAGCGCAACGTCATATACCGTCACTACTGGTGCTGGCGGGGCTCGCGGGAGTTACGGCGTCCCCGCCGTAAACGGCACAAACAGCGTTTTTAACAGCATTACTTCGACGGGTGGCGGTGCCGGTGGTTCGCAGGAGTCCCCTAGTCAAGATGGCGCTGCCGGTGGTTCTGGTGGTGGCGGCGGTACTACCGCTGGCAACGGCGGTTCAGCGTCTCCAGCAGGCCAAGGAAACGCTGGC